TGCACGTTCATTTGCAGCATTAAAATCAGCTTGCCCTGCATTATATCTAGCAACTTCTTGAGTATTTTGTTGACCAGGAGCAGAAAAATTGTCAATTTTTACAATTGATGGCATTTTATTTTGCCCAGTTGCAGATGGAGCAGGAGTTTGCACCATGCCTGGCATAGAAAGATTGCCAGGTTGTTGACCAGGCTGTACATTAAATGGTACAAATTTACCAGTTGAATCATACTGTCCAATAATACCATTTACAGTTGTCACACCTGGTTGCATTGGACTTGGACCAATTGGTAAACCAGCTCCAATTCTAGTACCTGGTGCAGTTTCAGCAATATTAGGATTACCTGTAGTAACTGCTTGATTAACATTACCCAAACCTTGAAATTGAACAGCAGGAAATTTAGCTGCAAACTGCTCAGATGTTGTTCCTGAACTTTTAGCAACTCTGTTCCTTAATTCCTCATATCTATCATAATCTTTTTTGGTTACTGCATCTTCTAATTGACCAAGCAAGTTAGATGGATGCTTTGGTAAGCCAACTGCATCAGCACTTTTTCTAATAATGTCCAAAGACCTTGTTAATGCTTTTTGATTTACATCACCATTTTTATCTACATAATCATCAATTGGAGGCAAAGCATTAATCATTTTTCTTGCATAATCTTCACCAGAAACAAGATAATTTTGTTTTGCTTGTTGTGCTCCAGTCTGAGCAGTTTCTGTTCTGGCTTCAGCTTCTTTAACAGCTAATGGATTAATTTGCTGTGCTTGTTCAATAGCCATTTGAGCTTGTTTGAGCTGTAATGGATTTAATTGTTGATTTTGTTGATAGTATTGAATGCCATTGGCAGCATTAACCATCTGTGCAATTGAATTACCCTGCACAGGAGTTGTTTGAACAGGAGTTGGTGTTGCTATTTGAAAAGATTGAATACCCATATTTATCCTTAATAAGTTGGGTTATATGGTTGTGGTGCTGTTACTTGATAACTTGGTGCTTGATAAGGAGTTTGGAATCCTGCCATATTAGCTGGAGTAACAGAACTAGCTCCTGCTTGATTAGCTGGGTTTAACAAAGATGCCAAAGTCAAATTAGAACCCACACTATTCAAGCCACCAGCCAAGGCACTAGCACTTCCTACTGTGCCTGCAGCCTGTGCATTAGCAGCACCCACACCCAAATTAGATATATTTGTGGCATTTCCAGTAGAAAGATTAGAAAGATTAGCCAGGCTTTGCTGTCCTATGCCTGCAATGTTTGCTAGTTTGTTATAAATGTTAGATTGCTGTGCTTGATAATTATTGAAAGCCTGTTGATAAGCATTAGAAGCATAATCTTCTGCAAACTTAGTCCCTGCTGTATTTATATTAGAACCACCACCACTAGCATTTAGAGCTTGGTTTTGAGCACCCAAGCCTTGATTTAGCATGAATTGGTAATTAGGAGCAAGATTGCTTTGTAGCTGTGCTGGTCCAAAACTTTGTGTCAAACTAGGAAGTTGAGACTGTAACTGAGCTAAACCTTGATTTCCTGCTTGTAAATAAGGCTGAAATTGAGGAGACAATTGCTGGTAGTTTTGTTGCAACTGTTGTTGCCCTGCTAATGAAGCATTTGCCTGTGTTTGTGCCGCGCTTTGTGCCGCGTTTGCTTGATTCATAGACCCTATAAGTCCCAATCCTCCTGCAATTGCTAATCCTGCTCCAAGTCCTATAGGCATTTTTATCCCCTTTGAATTAAAACTTCATCCACTTTGGATGGGTCTTTTTCATCTGTTGCATGAATACAAAACCATACACAATCCTCCAAGGACTGAATAGAATGGTTTATCCCTGATTTTATTTCAAAACAGTAAGGAGCACTATACATTTCTTCTGTGTTGTCAGTCCTTACTATCACTTTTCCCTTAGCCAAAAGGCTTAAATGGCTGTATTTATGGGCATGTTGGACAATAAAATGATCTTTGGGCAAAACAAACTGCTTGGCATACAAGCCATCAGAAAAATGGTGAACAATTTGAGGGTCAAACTCCATCAAACCTTCATTGGCTTTCAAAATATCAGCTAAATTCAAAATGTACCCCCTGAAATACCACCTAAAGCAGTTAATGTGCCTTTAACAATTTCATTTCCATCAATTACTGAATTTCCTGTAATTTCTTGATTTCCTTGAATTGTTTGTTGTCCAGTCTTCATGCTAACAAAATTAGGACTTTGTAACCACAATAACCAAGGCAAAGCAGGCTGACCAGATGTAGGGTCTAGGAATGGGACTCTCGGCCAGAGTATATTCCCACTAGAACTAGAAGTAGCCATTAGTTTTCACCACCCTCTGCTTTCAAATTAGCAGAAACAATCACAGTTTTTACTGGATCACTAATACTAACCTCATAAATTCTGTCCCTAGCTTGCCCTAATCTTCTCCAAATTGCCCTGTTTTTGTACTTTCCTACAGCTCCAATAGTACACCAATGCTCATTTGAGTAGGTAGAACCTCCATCATTTGACCATCTAAGCATAGCTTGTGGATTCTGTCCCTGACCAGTTTCTAATCCAACTCCAGGCTGAAATTGTATTTGCAATTCAGCAAAATATTGTCTTTGTAAATCAGTTACCAAATGTGGGCATCTTCTAAGCCTTCTAATGGTATTTCCTGCCTCTGTATATACAGCATTATCTAATTGATAGATTTGACCATTTTGGTAATCTCCAACCAAATAAACATTATTAAAAATAGCCCCACAGTTTGATCTATGTCTATTAAATTGTGTGCCATCCCAAGAAAGCCATTTATGCCACATTTCAGATGCAAGATCAAAAACCCAAGTAATATTAATAGTTGGAAATGTGACCACATAAAATTCATGACCATCTAGCTGATAAGTATATGCAACTGCATCAGCTATGTATTGATTCATTAAGGTCTGTTCTACAGCATGGGTACTGATTCTTTTAAAAGAATATCCTTGCATAACTCCAATGATATTTTGACCTCTGTAGTCTTGGCTTACAAAAGCAAATTGTTCACCAAATCTGGCTACTGAAAAAGGGGCAGCAATGCCATGTTGTACAGATGTTCCAGTAACCCTTTGAAATGGAAAACTAATAATTCCAGGTATTACATTTCCAACATCTGTCCACATTTCTGCTGTAAATTCACCAAGCAAAAATACTTGCCTATGGTCAACAATAAGTGAAACAAGTGGATCAGGAGCACCATCTTTAGAACCATAATAAGCATTATTGGATGTGACCAAACCAAGGTCTGTGGCTGCCCATAACTGTGTTCCAGGCTGGTTATAAATAATATAGTTATCTACTACATCACAAATATTTGCCCCTTGCCAAGGTCCATCTGTACTGGGTAATTGCACAAATGTATTTGTCTTAACTACCCAATAATACCTATTAGCACCATCAACAATGTAAGCATTAAGACCTGTATTAGTCATAATATTATCTGTGATGGAAACATAACCTTTTGAAGTGGTTAATGTGCCTATTTGTGTAGATACATAATTAGTGTTAATAGAATAAACAATATTTCCAACAACAACAATTAAATATTGACCACCAGAAAGAGTCCTCATTCCTCTAACTGGAGCATTATTTAGTTGGAGTATTGAAGTAAGTCCTGGAGTTGGATACAAGGCAACTACACCTCTACTACCAGGAGGCTTTAAAGGATCAATCTCAGGATAGAAATTGATGCACTCTTGTGCTTCTTGGTAGATGGAGGCCGCTTCATAGGAGGGGCCGACAAAGCCAAAATCAGCCATTATCTAAAGAACCCCCCGCTAAGTATCCAGCCTGCATCCTTCTGCCTTCCAACCAAAAGTGAGTCTGCATAAGTTGAAACAATTGCTGGGTTCATGTTTGTTCTTTTAACAGTGGACTTCCCTTGTGCTGCAAACTTCATAATCATCTGAATCTGTGTGGGACTAGCCTTTCCATACATAGGCATTAGTCTTTCAGCCAGACACCATCTCAAAGCCATGTTATAGCCTTGAGGCAGATTGATGTTATCAAATTGTGTGGTAAACCTTTGGAATAACTGATCTACAAATATGTGCATTTCTCCTTGGCTGGGGTTCGGCCAAAGGTACACATTCCCCAAAGTTTCTGTGGGTTCATAGTACACAGCCTTCGGCCACGGACCATTTAGTGTTTTGAGTCCAATCATCTGATATTGCTCAACATTTAAAACAGATACTGGGTAATCTAATCCACCATTTGTTATTGGCTGACCATTTGAATAAGTATTAATCCTAACAAAAGCAGAATTAAATCTTAAAGGTCTTTGGTAATAAGAATTGATGGTTTCACTTGATACTGGACTTGAATAAGTTTTATTAAGCAAATAAGTGCCTGCCTCATTTACATTGTTTCCTGCTCCTGTAAGCATTTGAACAATAGTTGTACCTGATGTAATACCAGTTCCAGACAAAGTTTGACCAAGAGAAATACCCCCAGACTGAATAGAAGTAATAGTGAGAACATTACCAGTAATGCTTCCAGTGAAGATAGCACCAATCTGACCACCTGGACCAATGGTGTATTGAGTTTGTCCAGAAACAACAGGAAATATGATTTCATTTTTGTAAAACACCATCATGTCTTCATTAGACCATTGGTCTAACATATCTTGAAGCATATCAAATGCATCTTGAGATGCCTCAGAAGTTGGAGTTTCACCAGCTTCCAAAGCACCTATATCTTTTAATGCTCTACTAATAATGTCTAATGGTGTGGTCATTTTTATCCTTAGCTTAAAGTTGCAGTAACTGCACCAGAATTATTAACACCAATTAAATATCTTTTTGTTCCATCTGGTGTATAAACATATAAACCACTACCAGCAACAGAAGTTTGGAAACTACCAGCATCATTAATGATATTACTGGCTCTTATATAAAGAGGAGCATAACCAGTTCCTTGAATATAAGATGTAACATAAAAAGCGGTACTTCCTGCTACATGAGTAACTGATAAATTTGTTAATAAATCTTTACCAACCCACCTTTCTAAAACAGTTGCATCTGTACCCTCAACAATTGTTACTGGAGCAGGCACTAAATTAGCAGATGAACCATTTGTTTTAATAACAGGTACATTTATTAAAGTGGCAGTTCCAGTATAAGTATCTGCCAAATCTGCCCTTGTTCCAAATTCAACTGTTCCATTAACTACATTTTCAATATAAGCATTACCACTTCCTGATCTAAGATAAACGCCCCCACCCAATAAATTCTTCAAACTTATTGAATTTGTAGCATCACTAATAATCATCCAAGAACCAGTATTTTGAGGAAAAATAATGTTTTCCATCACAATACCACGTTGTGCAGTATATCCAGATAAACTACCAGAATAAGTAGCAAAACTTGCAAAATGAGCACTATTAGTCATGCAATCATGGGCATGAACCCATCCACCATCTTGGCAAACAATGTCATAATTGTTGTTAGCTTCAAAATAACAATTATTTAATTCAATTCCACCAGTTTGTACATAAATTGAACCATAACCTGTTTGTGATGTTCCTGAAAAATAACATTGATGAAATTGCCATTGCCATGCACCATCATTTTGCAAAAATACTGAAATTCCTACATTAGATGTTTGTAATGCACTATTTAGTAAAAATGAACATTGATTAAAATAAATTAAAGCATTTTCAGCATGAGCATTTGAGACATTACTTGAAATTAAATAACTATTATTTTTTACATTAGTCCAGACACAACGATCAAAATAAATGAAATCAATAACATAAGTTGTACCTCCAGTTGCAGGAGACATCAAAAATACACTTGATTTTTGGCACATTCCATCAAAAACCAAATCTTCAAAATGAATTTCATCAATTGGAGCACCACCAGTAGCATCTAAATTAAACAAATATGAACTACTTGTTAAACTTTGCAATACAGTTGCTCCACCTCTATTTTGTGAAGATACAGAACCACCTGAAAATTGAGTTGATCTATTGCCTCTAAATGTCAATCCATTTAAATAATTTGTTGTAGAAACCAAATGAATAGAACTAATGCCATAAACACCAACTTGAAATTTAATTATTTTCCCACTTGGTTGATAATTAAATGAAACACTTGCAATAGCTGAATTAATTGCAGAAGTACAATCATTTGGAGTTATAAGAACACTTCCTGATGTATTACTTCCTACTGCAACTGCACCCCACCATTCTGGGAAAATTTCTTGAGCCGATTCATTACCAAATAAAACAGAACCAGAACCTTGGAATATTTGATAAACTCCAGAGTTAAATGCTCCATTAAATGTAACAGTAACTCCAGAATTTATATTTAAACTAGCACCTTCTAAAAAAGTACAAGCAGATGTTAAGGTTATATTGCTTGTTATTAAATAAGTACCAGGAGGAAACAACAAACTACTAGAATTTGTGTTTGCAGTAGAAATATATGTTGCATCATTGGATGTTCCTAATCCAGTTGCACCAAAATCTTTAACACTAATAATTTCTTGTATTTTTGAAATAAATGATCTTGTAACCCCACCAGTTATTGATGGAGTGTAATTTGCACTGGTTAAATCATTAATTCCTGAAACATTATCATAAGAACCTATTTGTACTGCTGAAGATGTTTGTAGTACAAATTTATATGTAGTTCCTGTGGTTAACCACATTTCATTAGGGATACGACCACTTGCATCTAAAACTATTGGATTTGCTTGAGCAACTGATCCAGAATTTGATGTATAAGTTGCTGTTGGAGTTGTTGTTCCTGCAGCATAAGTGTATAAAAAACCACCAGACAAAGGAACACCATTGTTGTCAAAAAATTGCCAACCAGCACCACCTAGAGGGGAAAGATTAACGCTCATGTTTTATCCTATGTTTGATAATTTTAACCATTTATTGTGTAATCCAAGGTAATGGCTGAGTTGTTGTTAATGGATTAGATTGATTATTTAATTTTATTTGAATGTAATTTTGTGTTTGTATTTCATTTACACCATTAGCAAACAACCAACCTAAAACTTCTGTTTGGGTTAAACTAGAATATGCAATAAATGGATCACCTTGTACATAATTTAAATTTAACACACCATTAATAGATGCAGTATAAGAAACATTATTTATTGTTTCAGTTCCAGTACAAGTATATGCAACCTCAGTAACAACATTAGTTTGACCATTCAAACTAGGAGTTGTTTGCATTGAATTAATTGTCCATGTAAAAGTGGTCATATTATTTCCTTAGAATCCTGCAACATTAGCCGATTTTAATAAGGCTTGCATTGATGTTATTTGTGCTGAAAGTTCTTGAATTGCTTTGACTAAATATGGAGTTAAATTTTGATTGATCCCATATAAAGTTTCACTACCTGTTAATTTTATTTCATCTTTATCTGCTGAATGTTCTACAACTTGGTCAGGCAATACTGATTGATATTGTTGAGCAATAAAACCAACATCTGATTTTTTTGTTAATATGTAATCAAAACTAACTGGATTTAATTGATTAACAATTGCCAATCCAGATGAAATTGTTACAACATTTTCTTTTATTCTTTGATCTGAAGTAATTGACCAAGTGGCAGAATTGTTGCCTTGATAACAAGCTCCTCCATTTGGAGTAATAAAAGCAGTATTTGCTCCTTTACCAGTTGCATTTTGATTACCAGATGAAATAATCATTTCGCCTGTAATACTTACCGAAGATGGGGCTGTGTTATATCCTACATTGGTGTTATAACCTCCTGTGGTCAATGTAGATGACCCTGCAGAATAAGACCCCATGACCACGTTACCGCTACCAGTTGTAATCCCATTACCAGCTATATATCCAATACAGATATTGTGATTTCCACTAGAAATTGATGTACCTGCAGAATGTCCAATTCCATTGTTTGCTGCTCCAGAGCTAATGGAAGCTAAAGCTAAATCTCCAAAAGCCGCATTAAGAGTTCCAGTTGCAGGGGTTGCATTTGCAAAAGCACCATTACCAAATACTGTATTAGTTGAAATACCACCAGAACCTCTGCCTGCAGTTATTCCATTAACTAATAAATCATTTGCCAATGTTAATGTTGTTCCATTAAATTGTAAGTTTGTAGATTGAGCTACAACAGATGTACTAGATGCGTAAAATATTTGGTTAGCAGTAAATGAGGTAAGTCCAGTACCTCCATAAGATGTTCCAATTGTGCTCCCAGCCCATGCTCCTGCATGATAAGTAGCTGTTAAAGTTCCTGTGGATGGCACAAAACTTAATTTAGTGCTTGATGTGGTTTGAGGTAAATTTCCAGTTGTTGCAGAAACAATTGTTGGATACCAAGTAGCACTTGAACTTGTGTTATCTGTAATTGCTGTATTTGTTGCATTAGTAGCTGAACCTACAGACAAAGTAGATTGAGCAACCCAAGTAGGTGCAGAGCCATTAGACTCTAATACATATCCACTTGTTCCAATTCCTAGTTTTGATAGTGCAGAGCCAGAAGAATAATAAGGCAAGTCTCCTGCTGTGTAACTTGTTAAGCCTGTTCCTCCAGCAGTTGTTGGGGTAGTTTTCCAACCAATTACTTGAAGTGTTGATGAATTATCTTTATAAAATAATTTGCCATCAGTATAGTTAATAGCCAATTCTCCACTAGCTAAATTGCTAGTAGATGGAGTATTCCCTGTAGTACCAGAGTTATACAGTATTATGGGAGTGTAATTAGTCTGAGCCATTTTTAGATATTAGGTGTAAAAACTTGAGGCATCCAAGGAGGAATTACAGCTTGCTTTTCCAATGATTTTAACTGTTCTTGCAGTCTAGAGGTAATAATATTTACCCCATCTTTCATGGTTTCAGCCTCAATCCAATTAGCTACCATTTGCTCTGTGACTTTCTCAAAAGGCACTTTAATCTCAGGATTCTGAAACCACCAGTTACCCTCAGTTTCTACTTTTTTATCATCCTCAGATGCAGTTACAAAGTATTTAGCATGAGTAATTAACCCATTTTCAGCAGAAATTTCTGATATTTTCCATGTGATTTCCATTAGAAAGCACCTCCATTAAGTCCATTTGTAATACATCCAGTGCTAGGATAATAGGTTAATTTGGTTGAACTGGTGTATTCAGTTGTTAAATTTCCACTGGTTTGGTTAGCAAAAAGCAAGTATCTTGTGCCTGCTGTGGTTGTGTCATCAGTCACAGTAGCATAAGCAGTTGGAGTTGTCCAACTAGGTGCAGATGCTCCATTACTTGTTAAAACTTGCCCAGTTGTCCCATTTGCTAGGAAAGCAGTTGCTCCTGCCCCACTTTGGTAAACAATATTGCTTGCAACTCCTCCAGCCAAATTAGTAGCAGTTCCAACTGCCAGACTAGACTGAGCTGTGTATTGAGGAGCAGATGACCCAGCAGTTAATACATATCCTGAAGTGCCAAGGCTTAAAAAGCTAGTAGCTCCTGAGCCAGTCTGATAAGGAATTGCTCCTGCTGTGCCACTAGCAATATTTGTGGCAGTTCCAACTGTTAAGCTAGAAGTTGCAACCCAAATAGGAGCAGAAACTGCCCCTAAAGTCATAAGTAATGAGCCAGAAGTGCCAGGACTTAAATAGGATGTAGTGGCTGACCCAGACTGGTAAGGCAGGGAATACTGAGTTGTTCCAGCTAAGTTACTAGCTGTTGTGGCTGTGTTGGCATTGCCTGTGGTGTTTTGGTTGAAGGTCGGCCAAGTGAATGTCCCTGTTGAAAAATTCCCAGACTGAGGAGTTCCCAATATTGGAGTCACAAAAGTAGGTGATGTAGCTAATGCTACAACTGTCCCAGAGCCTGTGGTTGAGTAACTTGTAGCCCAAGCACTACCTGTGGAATTAGGTATGCCTGCACCTGGATATACCATTGTGCTAGAGGCATTTATTGTGATTGCACTTGATCCATTGTAGGTAGTGCCAGAGCTAAAAGTAATGTTAGTTCCAGCAGTCAAGTTAGCTAAATTAGACCCAAGTGCAATTCCTGAAATTGTGGAGTTGGTAAGTCCAGAATTAGGGATGGTTGCATTGATTTGGCTAGGTGCAATACTGATTGTGGTATTGGTTACAGATGAAACTTGACCAGATGCATTTGTAACAAATACTGGAACAGTTGAGGCAGAGCCATAAGTGCCTGCTGTTCCCATTGGAGTAATACTAAAAGTGTATGAGCTAAGGGTTAATCCTGTGCCTGCAAAATAACTTGCTGCACTTGCCAATTGACTCCAAGTAACTGGTGTTACCCCTAATGTTCCACCACTTGTAATGGTACAAACCCAGCCAGAGTTTTGCTGAGTTGAACCATTCATAATGAATGTAAATGCTGAAATTAAGCTATTCCATGTATTTGCATCACTTGATCTAGCCCAAGCACCTGAAGATGCTACATAAATGCCATTTTGTGATGATGTGCTCTGGTTTTTGACCAAAACCCTATCATTAGCCAAAGTGGTATAGCCATCAATGGTCTGCAATCCAGATAGTGTGATGTTGCCTGTGGTTGCAACTTGGCACTCTGCTTTAATTGCATAGCCTTGCACAAACATATCCACATAATTTTTATTAACCAGGTCTGTGGGATTGCTTGGAGTTGTGCTAATTGAGCCTGTTGTGGTGCTAATATTAGTAAAAGCACCTGAAGATGGTGTAACTAGCCCAATTGAGGAGCTATTTATTGTGCTATTTGTGATTGTCAGACCACTCTGAACTGGGTTCAAAGTGGCATAAAAAGGCTGTCCTTGCCCTATAAAAGTGTTAAAACTACCATCTAAATTGAAATATGCCTGAACTGGCAGGATATTTTGGTCAGATGTTAGGGCAGGAGCACTCATAATTAATATGGGATGCAAGTCATAACAATGACATCACCAGCAGACATATTTGTTGCAAGTCCAGTGGTAATTCCATAACCAGTCATTGTGACTGATGTGGTGCTACTAGCTGTTTGTTGCAAAAATATACCTGAACCATTAGTAACATCATTACCAATACACATCCAACCATTTGGAGCTGGAGGTAGTGTGAGTGTTCCAGATGCCGCCCCTCCTGATCCCACAGTCACAGCAAAACAATTTGGACTAACACCCTTAATTGTGGGTGAAGTACCAAATCCACTTGCTATAACTGGCTGAGTAGAGAAAGTAGTAACAGGAACAGTGTTATTTGTGTTTGTAAAAGCTACTTGGTTTGTCATGATTGATCTGCCACAGGCATTACATATAAAGTATTTGCTGTTCCAACTGCACTCAGATTAAATCCATTAGCAGGCACTGCAATCACAGTAGGCTGAGACATGGAAATACCAAGCACAAATGATGTGCTAGTGTTTCCTGCTGTAGGCAATACTGCTGGAGTTGGAGTGATGCTAGTAGGATTTAAGGGAGAAATTGAAATAGCAATAGGTGTAGAGCCAGTATTCAAAAATGCACAGTAGTTAATCTGGTCATTGCCAACTGGAACAATGCTCAAAGAACTACTTGCAGTTGTTGTTACTGCCACAGCATAGGTTTGACCTATGGGTCTGTATACACTGGTATTTGCCATGATTAGACTGCATTAACAGGTATTGGACCATCACTTCTGAGAACTTCAATTAGATATGAACCTGATGCTGGAGTTGCTGAAGACCCAGATGTGTTCACAAATTGAATTGTCAAAGTGTTATTAGCAGAAACATAGTCATTTGCAATTGCAATGCCTGCTGTTTGAGCACCACCATTGAATGAAACATTGGTAATATCAGTTGTCAAAAGACCAGGTACTGTGAAACTTTGTGATGCTGAAGTACCAGTTACTGCTGATGGTGTGAGTGAGGGATTTGCTAAGAAATATGCATTTACATTTCCACGCAATATTGTGGTTGAGGGCATGATTTTTCCTTTAAGATTATTAAATTGTACTGTTTAAAAAAGAAAAAGCTACCCCTTTTGGGAGTAGCCCTTTCAATTTATTTAGCTTTTTTAGCTAAAGTCATAACCATAAACATATACATCTCCTGTGCCAGTTGCTCCAGAGGCAGTGGTCACATCAACATATAAAGTTTGGTTGTTATAAGCCAAGCTAGTTGAGCTAGAGTCAACATAAGCTGTGCCTAAAACTGCTGTTGACAATGCAGAGATTTGTGCAGTTGTCAAAGCACCAAACAAGCTAGATGGTGATCCAGCATTTGTGGTTGTGATGCCAAGAGCTGTTGATGTTGACAATGAAACTACAGAGCCTGCATTGTTTACATTGGTAACAATCATTTCTTTGGGCAAATAAGCTGTGGAGTTGTTAACTTGCACAGGTGTAAAAGCTACAGCATTAAGGTTCACTCCTTTAGCCACAGCAATCAGGCGCAATGCCTGGTTTGTTGTGACATTACTTGGGTGTGCTGAGACTGTGGTTGCTGGTCCGGGATTACTCATTTTTTAGTTTCCTTTTAATTAATGGGTTAAGCCGCGATTCTGCAAGCAAGTTCTTGGTACAGTGGTGCCCAACCATACAACACATCCAACCTTGTGGGAATGGAATCGTTGTTAATTGTGTATTGGCGGACAACCCGCATGCTCAAACCAACTTCCTTATCAGATGCTCTGCCTGCAAAGTGGACTCCCTCTGGCAACTCCAGGTCAGCTACCGCCAAGGTAAATGCATTTCTATGGAAAAGCATGTTCTGTGGAGATAGTGTTCCAGTGTTGTTGAAAGGTGTAACCACTGCTGTAGTAGAAGTAGAACCAATGATGATTGAGTTTTGGAACTGACCACCAATGATAACTGCTGGAGCAACTGTGATGTTTGTAGCACCAGTTCCAACTGTTGTTGTGGACTGAATTACAAAGTTACGCAACTTGCCAGAGCCATAAGCCTGTCTGTTTTGTGGGTTAGTTGCATATACACCAGCAATTTGGATCACATCACCAGCATTTAATGTGCTTGAAGATGATGCTTTGATCTGAATTGTGGAGTACTGTGACCAGCCACTTGACAAGTAACCAACTTGAGCAACTGTGTCAGCAGAGAGTGTGTTTCCACTGTAAGAGCCAAAGGTCTGGCTTACGACGTTTTGATCCAATTTCCAATTCGTCCCCGCGCTGTCGCGACCCATCAGCCCCTTGCGATACTGCTCTGCAATCGCTTCCTGCGGCATGAACAAACCTTTTAGTGAATCAACAATAGTTGCTGATGTAAAGGGTTCAACAATACAGGCTCTGCGACCATCCCTTGGAGCACCCTCAGCATCCAAGTAAGCACCAGCAGTTAGGTAGGTGATGAGTCCTGTCGGTGGTGTACCAGCAGTCCCAACTATGTTGGCTGTTTGGAGAGCCGCCATTGTCAGACCATCCCTGTCTATCTTATTTGCTACGGCAGCGACCGCAGGTTTTAAAACGCGGTCACTAAACATATCAAGAGATAGTGCAAGGTCAGCTGTGGTGAACTGTGTATCCACATGGAACTGCGTTGAGAGAGTTACTGGGACTGAAGTTTCGTTGAAGTCTTCTACGTTCAAAGCCGGCCCGGTTGTCCCGATGAACCTACCCGGTCTGCGGACATTCACAGTATTCCCGATCTTGCCACCAACTACGGCAAACTGGTCGTCATAGTTGCGATCCACTTCTGACGAAAATGTCAACTCGTTTTCCAGGACCATCAACGCTTCATTGGTGATCTTGGATATTGTTAGCAAATTATTTGCCATTTTGATTTCCTTTTAAAATTAAAAAATTGTTTACCTTATCTTTCCTGCTTTCCTGAGTTCTTTCCATTGTGCTGGAGTACCACTAAAATTCCCATTTGAATCTATTGGCACTTCAACATTAGAACCTCCTCTAATAGGATTAATAGGTGCTGGTGCATTGCTCTTTCTCACAGCAGGCTTTTGTGCTTCAACTGGCTTGTCAAATCTAGCCTCCAACTTCCCAATCTCTCTCAAGGCACTAATCAAAGACATGCCACTGATTTTTTCAGCTACCTCTGGGTTTTCTGCAAGGTGATAAAGAATCTTTGGTCCTACATCACTTTCCAGAATTGCATCCCTAACTTGGTCTGATACAACTACATCTGAAGATGCAACCATATCATCATAGTCTGGTAACTCTTGCTTGGCTTGCTCTAGCTTAGATTGCCAAGATGTCATCATCTTTTCTTTCTCAGCTTGAACCTGCTTTTGCTTTTCAGCTACATCTCTATCTTTTAATGCCTTTTCAGTAGAGTACTTTGCTAATGCCTTTGCATACTCAAATGCATCAGTAAAGTCACTAGGCTGTGGTTCTTTATCAGGATTTTCTGCCACTTGTGGCTTGGATGCCTGCTCAATTTCCTTTAGCCTGTTTTCTAAAGCCTCTCTTTGTTCCCTTTCCTTTTGAGCCTCAGCTCTGGCAAGTTCCCTTTCTTTGATGACTTTATCAAACCTCTTTTCAAGTTTGGGCTTTCTAGCACCTTCCTCTGCTGGTTTGGTTTCTTCTTTTGCCTCTGGTAAACTCTGTTCCTCTTTTGTCTCTGTCAGCTCAGGTTGCTCAACCTCTGGTGAGGGAGTCTCTGCAGGGTCAGGACTAGGGGAATCAGCTAAACCAAGTTTGTTAGCATAAAAATCACCTGAATTTTCTGAAGTAATTACATTACTTGCTTGTCTATCACTCATGAGTTTCCTCAAGTATTTTGCCTGGTGTGCCTCACCAGTAAGGTTTGTGGGCAATATAACCCAAAATCATAAGGCTGTCAATTATTGTTGTTGATTAGGCATAATGGACTGGTCAGCCTGTGCAATTGCTTGATACTGCTCCTGATTTCTCATCTGGATTTCTCTCTCCAGTCTGGCAGTATCCATGTGGTGCAATAACATATCTGAAATTGCCTCAATTTCTACCCTATTCTGGCTAGTTATAGCCTTGGTATTTACATCATGGACTCTAGCTTGGAG